GCTCGGTTAGAACCGCCGTTAAGCTTGGGTATTCTTTGGATACCCCAGCAGGGTCAATAGAAATTACTCGCTTGGACATCTTCTGCCTTGCTTCGTCTGTGTGTTTACGGCCTTTCCAATGGCTGTAGTGGCCTGCGTCAACGGCAGCACGTATCTTTTGCATTCCGGCCTCTGACACCCGTCGCCCTTCGGCTTTTGCTTTACCGCGCTGGGTATCGCCTATCTTTTGCTTTGTCGCTTCGCTTCGCTCTTTGGCTTGCCAATACCGAGTCGGGTTAGCTTTTTTGCTTTCGCTAATCTTTGCTCTTGTTGCCTCTGAGTGCGTTTTTCCCACGCGTGGGTGGTTAAAGTAGTCCGCTGCGTAAAAATCTTTGAGTGTTTTTGAGATGGCCTGTTTTTGTTCTTCGGTTACCGGATGCCCAAAATTTGGGTGTGCAGCTCCGTATACCCCTCTCCAAGGTGCAACCGCAGCAGCGCCAGAGTTGTAGCAATAAGGCTTGCCAAAATGCTGCTTCAGATAGCGATCTTCGGCACCGTGTAAAGAGTGCTCAGGCGGCACTTCTTCTACGACAACAAAGTCAAATTTGGCTTCTCCGTATTTGTTCCACGCTGCTTGCAAGTGCTTGCAGTGGTGCCGATTTCCGCGAAGCTGTTTTCTGTGCTCTCTAAACCGCACTTTTTTGTTGGTGGTGCTTCCGACGTAAAACTTGTCATTAACCAGATTGATGATTTTGTAAATTACCTGTGTCATGGGGACTCTCCGCTACAAAGCTAAGGCTTCGTAATGTACCAGCGGTACTTCGACAAGTCAAACAGGCATGAAAAAGGGGCCTTTCGGCCCCTTCCAAACACTTGTACGTGCTTGATTTACTGCTTAGTTGCTGCCGGGCGAACCGAAAATGCCGAGCGGGTCCGACGCGCCAAACGAATAGCGCTCGCGGGCCTTGTAACGTACGTTCCCTGTATCGAAATCACCGTCCATTCCAGTCTGCATCGAAGTGCGGACGAAATGCTTCAGGCCGTTCGGCACATCCGTCTTGAGGAACCAAGCGTTTGTGTCGGTGAGCCAGTGGTTGATGGCGAAGCCTTCGGGGATCGAGCCGTTGTTCTTCAGCGCGTTGATGTCGTTGTCGGTGGTGCCGACACGCAGCTCAGTTTGCAGAAGACGTGTGGCAACGAACTGAAGCGACGGGGGCACAATCAGCTTGCGGGGCTTGGCAGCGATCAGCAGGCCACGCTCGTCAGTCCAGCCGGCGATCTGAATAACAGCGGCTTCAAGCGAAGTCTCATTCAGGTCGGTGCCGATGGTCGGACGGTTGCTGTTGACGCCACCGGCGATCAGCGGGTGAGCGGTGCTGCACAGGGGCACGCCATCGCCATAGGTCACGGTGGTGTTGAACGCTTGGTTCAGCACGTAAGCGGCCTTGACTTGCTTGGTGTAAGCCATCGCACGGGCCAGAGCCTTGGTGTAGCGGGAGCCCAGGCTGTCGTACAGATTGTCTTCGATTGCCTCTTCGGTAATCGAGAAACCCATTGCGATAGTTTCGTGGTTGTAGCGAGCTGTCCAGGCTTCCTGTGCGTTGTCGTAAGACAGCGCGGAACCTTCGGGCTTCACCGGAGCGGCGGTGAAACCAGACAGTTTCACTTCTTCTTCAAAACTACGCTCGGAGGATTCCACGTCGTAGATTTCTTTATGCTCTTCGTTGTAACGAGCATATTCAAGGCCGAACAAAGCGTTCAGGCCTGGGAGCAGTTGCTTTAGCTGCTGTGCGCGGGAAATAGCCATGAATTAGCTCCTTAGACGCCAGTTGTAGAGTTGTACTGGTGCGTGTTGATCTTCACCACGAGTTCCGTAAATGCGTCTGCACCTGTAGCTGACTCGGGCACCACGTCAATCACGCGAACCGGCAGCGTGTTAGTTGTGGATGTGCTGGTGGACAGCACGGCCACATAAGAATTGCCTGTAGCTGTGGTGCCTGCGGTCTGTACCAGCGTCATGTTGGAGCCCACTACGGCGCGGCCAACAGAAGCGATGGTTGTGCCGGAGGACACAACGGCAACCTTGAAGGCGGCCATCGGATCATCCACCACATAACCCAGAGCCACGTTTGTCGATGTGCTCAAACCAGCGGGATAGAACTGGCCTTGAACCTTTTGGCCAGAGCTATTTACATACTGAGCGCCAACGAGCACGCCCACGGGGGCTGCGTTGTTGGTGCCGGTGTCGGCAACCAGGAAACCTGTGCCATCCACCTTCACGGTGTCGCCAAAAAAGATTGCTGTGGCATAGCCAGAAGCAATCGGAATCAGTCGGGTTTGACCCGCATAAGCCATGCCGTCAATACGATTGACAGGCACCAAGCCATACGGAACTGAAACGGTCGGATAAGCCATATTTCGCTCCTAAATTTATCGTTTACCAAAGGTCGTGGTTGTATCTCTGTTTTTGAACAGAGGCATCCTCGGATCGCCTTCGCGCATGAAGTTACTGTCCACAGCTCGCATTGCTGCTTCGGTTTTCTGGTTGTAATGGTCGGCACGCTGTTGCATGAACTCGGCGGGAATCTTGCACGCCAATAGACCACCGATCTCAATACTGTCAGGAATACGGGATTTGCCCGTATCGAACAGCGTGACTTCGGGGTGTTCTGATGCCTTGACCGGCTCCCAACCCTCACCAAAGCTAGTGGCAATGTTCTTTGGATCGTCCAAGCCAAGAATTGAGACACGAACCCATTTGAACTCATAGCCTGGCTCGGGATTCAGATCCGGCAATTGCCCTTGCGGACGCCATGCCTTCGGTCGCTCGGCCAGACTTCGTTGTTCCAATTCACGCGGTGTTCTAACTTGCTTGTCCATTAAACATTCCCTCTATTAAGTTTCGCAACCTCTTGGGCATAGGCTTCGGGTGTGATGCCTAGCTTACGGGCGAGATTCACCTGTGTTTGAGTCAGCACGATCTTTCTTGACGCGGTGCTTCTCGTTGCAGGTGCGACTACTTGTGATTTCTTCGGAGGGGGCGCATCCGAATCGAATTTCTCGGGGAATCGCTCGCGCATTTCCGAGTCAATCCGCCGATAGTATTCTTCGCTGGCAGGATTTATATGCTCTGCCGTTGTTAATTCATCGTGGAGGGAAAGAGCATAAGCAGTCATTCGACGATCTTGCCCAAACCACTCATTGCTATCACGCCACCTGTCTGCCTTTGCATCAGGCCGGACTTGAGGCGCTTGTAACTGAGGTTGTAGCTTAGGTTCATCTTCCTGTAAAGGGGGTAACTTGAAGTTAGCCACACGTTCAGCCTTGATCTTGGCTGATGTAAGACTTTCCTGTGCAGATGTCAAAGCATCGGAGTCGCCCATGTCGTAGGCTTTCTTAAACTCCTCTTTGGCTTTTTCAAGCTCAAACACCGTAGTGCGCTTTGCCTGCTCAAGCAGAGCCTCTTGATTCTGCGATACGGTTGCCTTGAGCTTCTTGTTCTCTTCCACGATGGATTGAGCAAGTTTCAGTGCTTCTTCGCGCTCTCTAAGGGCTGATTCTTTGGCGCGGCGCTCTTCGTGATAACCCTTGGTAAAGTGCTTGATCCGCTTCTGCACACCCTCGTTATACGAAGAGATTTCGTCCTCGGTGAACTCCTTCGGCGGCTCTTCCATCGGCTTACGACCGCGATCAGCTTCGGGCGTGTCGTCAATGATCTCAAGTTCCGCTTGTTCGGAGCTTTCGGACATCTGCGATTCTTCGTCTTCAATCTCAAATTCAAGTTTATTCGCCATGATTAAGCCCTTTTAATGCCGCGAGGATCTTCAACAACAGCCTCAACTGAATCATCGTTGATAATTCGGAATTCGCTACCGTGGATCTTCACGCGAGTTCCGGTGTTGGGGCGAACCAGCACAAAATCCCCTTCCTTGCACGATGGCCCACTCGGAAATCGCGTCTTATCGCTATAGGCATCCGGGCCAACTTTCACCACGAACAAAACTGGCGACAATATCTCTTCAAATTGCATGACTTGGGCCGACTTTACGATACCGCTTTCGTATTGCCCTTCAACTTCCGGCAGCGCACAAAGCAAGTGATACGTCACCGGGTCAGGCAACTGCTTTGCCTTCTTTTCCGCAGTATCCGGCAGCACCGATTCTGTTTGACCATCACTGATAATCAACTCACTCATCATCCATATCCCTTTTATTACGCACGAGGTCTTCGATTTCTTGCTGTGCGAACGTAAGACCTCGGATCGTGCCGCACATATACCGGAATTCAGCAAAGTCTTTCGGCCCGCCGTCTCCCAGTGATTCCATGAGTTGTTTTCGCCGCCCTTCAATCTTGGCGGTCAGTAGCATCAATACTTTGTCGTCCAATTACTGCCCCTGAATGTTGGTAATACGATCTACAAAGTCACGCACCTGCTCATCTTTTTGCTGCTGTGCATCAAGTGCGATGCGAAGACGATCTGCCTCTGCCTGGTTGTTGATTCTTTGCTGCTCCAGAGAGAGTCTTGCCTGTGCGAGACCGGCATCTGCGGCGTCTTTTTGCACTTTTCGCTGAACTTCCTGTGATTTGACCTGCATTTCGGCCTGCTGAAGCTGAAACATTGGGTCTTGGGCCTGTTGCTGGGCCTGTTGTTGTGCTGCCTGACCTTTGCTCTGCGCCAACACCTGTGTCGATGCCTGTGCCACGAGCCGGGAAAGCTGCACTTCCACGTCTTCCGGCAGTTCTTCGTTTGGTTTTGGCATGGGAACGCCAAGCTGCTCTTCAACTTTCTTGCGATACAGGAATGCCAAGTGCTCTGCCACGTGAGCCATGATGGCCGATTGCATTTGCTGGGCCATTGGCGACTGTCCAATCTGGGCCATTAGAAGCGGGTCTTGCAGCATCGACATATGGCACGCAATGTGCGCGTCTTGATCCTGATAAATGAAGGCTTTGGTAGGCTTTCCTGCCAAGAATGCCATGTTTTCGCTGATCGGATCACGCGGCTTCATGTCATCTGCAAGGGGAACAAGCCTGTCGGCGTTCTTGATGCCCAATACTTCCAGCATTTGACGGTGCAATTGTGGCAAATCGTAAATCTGGGGTGCGCCTTGAGCCAATTGAATAGCGGCTTGGTACTGCATAATCCGCTGCGCCATTGTTGCGCTATTGGGATCGCTGACCGGAATCACTTCAACCAGGTCGTAATCCTCCCTTTTTGCCTTTCTATCGGCTTTCTCAGGGGTATATTCATACTGGCTTGGGGTGTAATCCCGGATAATTGCTTTGAGCAGTTTGAATTCCTGCTTCATCGAGAAATGGACTCGGGCCTGCACCGCACTCATGGTCTTGAGTTGCCGCTCCAGCAAAGCCAGCGTCGTCCCAACAGGGGCGTTTGCCGACATATCGCTGATCTTCATGTCGGAAATCGCGCCCAAACGTCTGGCTTCTTCGGTGATATTCGCCAAAAGTGCCATCAAAACCTGGCTCGGCTCTTTGTAGGGCAAGGGCATGATGTTGTCGCGGATGCTACCTGACGGCACATCAACATCGCGGAATTCACCCGGTGCGATGGGCGTGTCGTCGCCCTTGACTCTCAGGCCGCGTGACTTCAATCCGCCTGGAAGATTCGCCAATGAGCCTGCATCAATTAGTTGCCGGATCAGCATCGTGCCAGCTCGGGCATATCCACCGATCAGGTGAATCAGGCCGAATCCATAGGCGCCAAAGCCGGGAATGTAGGTGTACTGGACAAAGTGCTGGCGCTTGGCGTAGGTCTCGTCCTCTTCGATCCAATTTCTGCGGATGGCGAGAACTTTGTTGCTGCCCCTGTCAATGGTGATGATGTAGGGCAACGCAATACCGAACTCGTTTTCGTATCCGGGCAGCTCATAGTCGGCGTGAATCTCAAGAATCTGGTATCTCTCATCATCGGTGATGGTATACCCCTCTTCTTCAGCCTTCTTCTTCTCAATATCTGTCGGAATCTGGATGGGTTCGCCAAGCTCGATGTCTCTGTAGAAGCCTGCTACTTGCAGCTTTCTGATTTCGTTCTTGGTCTTTCGCATCAGGTGCGTGACACGCTCTGACGACATTACACCCGTCGCGCCGTAGGGCATGATGATGTCTTCGGCAGGTATATACATAGATACCTGGCGCTGCAAAGACGGGTCAAAATAGACCTTTTTGAACGCCGAGCCTGACAGGCCAAGATTGAGCAACGATCTTTCGTGCTCAGGGCGATACTCCTGCATCACTTCCGTGAGCTGGTAGTTCATGTCGTCTCTGACGCGATCCGCTGCTTCTGTCTTCTGCTGTGTGACTTCGCCAATGATGAGCGTTTTGACCGGGCCGGCAGCAGGGAAGGTTTCGGTGATGCACTCGCTCTGGAAGCGGATAGCCGCTTCGGTAAGCACTGTGGAGAACACACCACAAGCCCCACTCCAAGGCTCTGTGCGGTCTTCATATTTCATGCCCAGCACTTCCAGACCCTTAACAAAAGTGTCTGACCAGTCCTTCCGGCTGCCTATATCAGCATCCACCAAATCAACAAGGTCAGCAGCAATGCTTTGAAGATCGCCTTCTTCCATGAACTCAGCAAGGTTTGCATCAAAATCATCCGCCGTCTCTTTTTCTGGAGAAAGATCAATCTCAAGGCCATCTACTCCTATGGTCATAGACTCCGGGTTTTCAACCTCAATCTCAATGTCAGGCGCGTCTTCTGCCAGATTAAGAGGAGGAACCTCGCTATACAATGCCCGATCAAAATTATTTGCCATGCTTTACCTCAGTAATTGGCTTTTTTACGACGCCATCCGATCTCTTCTTCCGGCTCGTCGCTCTGCAATCTTAAGAATCCACCCTGTCTGAATCGGATAAGGGCTTGGACGGAGCTATCTAGCAAGTCATCATGCTCGGCATTCGGGAATCTTGCCATCTCTTCTATGACCTCATCCGCCCACCGCTTGTCTGGTGCCCACACTTTACCCGAGGCAAACAGGTCTGTAACCGAGTTGAGTCGAGCGAACTTGTCGTTACCACGCGAAGGGGTATATTCGCTCACCGGGATGCCCATCCTTCTTAGCTCAAACACCAGCGGCGCTCCAGCGGCCTTGGCTTCAATCACAAAAGCATCTGGTTGCCATTCTTTCCAAGATGCAAGTGCTTGCTGCTTTAACTCCGGAAACTCCCACTTATCTTTAAATGCGTCCAACAGTATTATATTTACGTCGTTTTCATCTTCATCAAGATTGAACACGCCCCAAGTGGTGCAGGCGGAATAGTCCGACCTCTCGCCTTTTGTAAAAGCAGTGTCCCAGGATTGAATAATGAATTCGCAAGCCGGTGGCCGATCTCTCTCCCATCGTCTCCACCACTCGCGCTTGACGATTGCACCCGCCTCGCCCGTTGGGGTTTGTTGGTACTGCGCGTTCCACTTATAAGGCGGCAATTCTTCCTTGAGGGCCAGTAATTCCTCAAGGCTCCAGAACTCAGGCCATAGTGGATTGCCAGACGGCATGATGGCGGGTAGCTCAATGACTTCCCACTCATCCTCGTGGCGACTATTCTTGATGATCTTTCCCGTCAAATCTTTGTCCGACCAGCGAGTCATAATCAAAACTATGGCCGCCCCTGGCTGAAGTCGCTGCCGTGGGCCAGACGTGTACCATTCATACACGCCGTCAAATGCAGTGGGATCACCCTGGGCTAACTTGGCCTCTTGCTCGCTGTGCGGGTCATCGATGATAAGAAGGTCTGCACCTTTACCTGTCACCGTACCGCCCACACCGATGGCGAAGTAGGAACCCCCACCAGATGTATCCCACCGGCCAGCCGCTTTACTATCGGCACGAAGATCGACACTAGGGAATACCCGCTTATAGTGATCCGAGCCAACAAGGTTTCGCACCTTACGGCCAAACCCTACCGCCAGTTCAGCCGTGTTTGAACACTGGATGACCTTCTTCTCGGAAAACTTTCCCATAAACCAAGCCGGAAGAAGAAATGAACCAAACTCTGACTTGGTATGCCGAGGGGCTAGATTGATAATCAGCCGCTTCAGTTTCCCCGCTGCGATTTCCTCGAACTTCTTGGCCATCAAAGCATGGTGCCGACCGTGGATAAACGACGGCCACATCATCTTCACGAACGCCATGAAGTCAGCCTGCGCCTTCTCACGCTCAACCGCCTCTTTATAGGCACTGACCTGAGACAGCAACTTCTGCTGCTCGTGTTCAGGTAGCTTGGAAATCAGCGAGGCCAGATCAGTCATAGCAACTCCAACTGTTCGTCTCGTGATTCCACGGCAGCAATCCGAGCCCTGGCGATCTCTACATACTCCGCCTCGCGCTCGATGCCGATAAACTTAAAGCCTTCCGAAATAGCTGCCTTGCCTGTGCTACCACTGCCCATGAATGGGTCAAGTACCACGCCGCCGGGTGGTGTCACAAGGCGGCAAAGGTACCGCATCAGGTCGGTCGGCTTGACGGTCGGGTGGAAGTTTCGAACCGTGTCGGCGGTGCGGCCTGCGCCTGCGCGTGGCGACTGCAGGCCTGCGGTGCCTTCGTCGCGTTCGACGGCGTCGGCGCCTGACCGTGCGGGCAGGTTGTCGCAGCCTTCCTCTCGGTCGGTGCGGCTGGCCTTCGCGCAGTAGAAGAAACGGGCGACACTGGCAGCGCCGCCGCGCGGCGTGGTGGCTGGCCTTCCGTTAAACTGGCCGTAGACGGCATTTGTCTTGCTGCTGGGTTCTTTTCCGGTAACCGCACCTTGCTGCCCTTTGGCCTGCGGGAAGCATTCCACCACCTCATCGCTGCCGTCGTGGATCAGGTTGGCGGGCCAGCGGCCTGCATCGTGCGGGACTTTCTCGATCACCGGGGTTTCACCTTGCGTGAAGAACTTGACCGACCCCAGGCCTGTAGCGGTGTGAGCCTTCCAAGGCTCACCAGCCACTCTGCACCCATCCACGTTGATCGCCCCCGTCCCATGCGTCAGCACATTCTCGGCCACGGTGCCAATGAGAGGCTTTCGCGCCACGGTTATCGGCTCAAGCGCGGGCTTTAGCGCGGTTCCCCAGCCTTGCCATTGACGTGCGGCTTCGGTGGCGGCGGTGCATGAATCCATCACATCTGCACTATCGCCAATCTTACTCCAAGCGTCATCGTTCAGGTTTGCGTTCTTATGAAGTCCTCCGGTAGCTGGCACTTTGTCCCACTCAGCCCCCGCCGCCTTATCAATCGCCTTGCTCACATCCAGCGACTTCGGGAATCCGGAACCATAAACCCAAGCAATCATATCCCGAATCTGAAACCCTGCGTCCTCAATGCGAACGGCCATGCGGTGTTGCGTCCTAGTACCAGCAAACGACAGCAGGTGGCCGCCAGGCTTTAGCACGCGCAGGCACTCGGCCCATACTTCGACGGCCGGAATGTCGTAGTCCCACTTTTTACCCATGAACGAAAGGCCGTAAGGCGGATCGGTAACTACAGCGTCCACGCTGTTATCTGGCAGCGTGCGCAGAACTGCCAGGCAGTCGCCCAGTCGAAGATCAATCACTCCTTGCTGCTGCTCGTGCTCGGGCAACTTAGAAATCATCGCCGCTAGATCACTCATAGCTCGACCTCATCAAACTCACCTTTACGGAACGCCATATACGAAGGACGAACGCTTCTCTCCATCCCTGCGACTCGCTTCACTACACCTATCTTCACTAGCGCATCGACGACTCGCTTCATGTTCCCCAACCCCTTCACACCTCTCAACTGCTCCAGTTCCCGGTAGGTCGGGCCGCACGCAAAACGCCGCCAGAACTCGTCAATCAAGATATACACCTCCCGCTGTACCGGGGTCATCGACATACCCTCGCATTCATCCTTCGTCGGAGAAGATCGCGTCCATGTCATCAGCGGGTTGTAATCCACCGCACGACCACAGACCTTCCGCCACCGAATTTTCTTTGGCGTCATACGGCCACACGGCCAATAGATGCGTTGAATTCCATATACGCGCGATGGGCCAAGTAAGTGGCTCCGTCTAAAGTCAGCGTTGCATAGTCTCCATCCGTGCAGATGCCAACCACGCGACATCTGCCCTGGTACGCATCGCGCCGGAAAAACATCCCGGATCTGGGTAGGTGGCACACCAACTGGCGAAGCCGAACAGCATCCATACATACTCCACATTTCCAAACCGTCAGTTACATATGACGGGGGTCTTCCCATACAGCAGGGGTGGGGTGCCCAAAACCACAAAAAACACCCCCTACCCCCTCAAAACAGTGCCTTTGTACACTATCTACCCGATACTCGCCTATTACGAAAGGCATCCCCATCACGCAAATATGTGCACTTGTACACTAGCAACGCACGCCCTTGGGCGCGTCTGAGTACCCTTCCCGTCTGGGGTAGGCACACACAAAAAACGTAAGTGATTGGTTTAGAAAGATAATTGAAGAAAATGGCAAATGTTGAGAATCGTTCGAGTGGAGTAGTATGTAGAGACAGCCCCGGAGTCCCATCCATGCCTTGTGGGGGTGGGGTGCGGGTGGGTCTGCCACCCCTGCTTTCTGACCCAATCCCTTACGAATCAATCACTTAGCGTTGCTGCTCTCTGTGCTGCCTGCCGTATCGCTGTCGGTGTCACTGCTCCCGGTGCTGCCCCGGCTGTCGCTGGACTCTGGGGTAGACTCTGGGGTCCCACTACATACCGACAACTC